CATGTCCAGCCCCATCTTAACACCGCGTTCATGTTGTCCTGCGGCTTCTCTCTCGATATCATTGACCACCTTCGCCCGTTCCATGGATAGGTGTTCTTCGTCGAACTTCATTCCCGCCATCTTGACTTCCTGAGTGACCCGTTCAGTCATTATCTTTTCCGTGATCAGTTCTCTTTCGGCGATGATCTTCTCCGCTTCGGCCATGGCCTTCTGGATCTCTGCTTCCACTTTCTTGAATTCTGCATCTTTGGCCGGATCTGCTTGATCCTGTCCTTGCATTTCCGCCATTACCTGTTGACTGTACTGCGTGAAAGAGGGAAAATTCCCCTTTTTGACTTCCGCTGCCAACTTCTTCGGATCTGCCTCGGCTATCGCCTTTACATACGCAAGAAATGGTTGCGGAACGCCAACTGACGTCAGCTTGTTGAGTAGGGCGCCCATTGGACCGGCCTGCGTTCGCTTGATCACTTCGTCTCTGTTGCTGTAATCCAACCTTTCAAGCAATTCAGCCTGGTCGATGAATTTCATTTTAGCGAGGGCAATAGCTTCCTCCCTCTGCTGTACTCTCGATATGGGCATGGTAGAGCCCGAGACTACGGTTAACTTGGCCGGCATGATCAAACTTGAACCATTGATCATCTTCGCGGATGTCTTCCCATCTGCATCCCTGTACGTGATCCAGCGGTCTTCCGTGTAGAAGTTCATGACATGAGACAGGAACATCCGGCCTCGCTCTCTAATTAACCTGGAATAGGCTCGGATTTTACCACGGTGCATCGTTGCCGCTCTCTCTATCAAAGCGGCAATGGCCTTATACGATATAACATCTTTGCCCTTACTTTGAGCCGAATCCAGATCGAACGTCCCGGAAACCAAAAAGAACAACTCCTTAAACATCGCCACGGTCTTCTCGTAGTCGATCGAAGACGCCGGAGTTTCCAGCCACCTGATTCCTTGGCTGGTCATGTTTGATGTCGGGTTGATGATACTAACATAGTTGGTAAAATGGTCGTTAGGCACACCTGTATCCAAAGGATTGATCAGCTTCTTTCGTGCGCTGCGGTCCTTCTCCAGAATAAACTGCGAGAGTGCCTTGTCGATTTCCATGTTAAGCTGTTCAAGCTGCTCAAAGTCGGATAGACCCCAGGCACTTGATGTGTCTTTCACGGAATTGACAATTGTGAACGGATATTTGTCGTACAGGTATGTTTGCCTTGTCAGCTCGGGATCGATATAGGGGTTGATGTTCGGGTTGTCTCGGTCTTCCAGGACCACGCCGCCTGAACAAAACGTAATACATCGTATTTGCCCGGTGTATTTCGGAGCGGATATCTTGATCACTTCGCCCGATTCGTTGACGTCCTTAGTCTCCACCATCGATTTATCACGAACATACATCTCGCACAGCAAAGTGTCTTCGTCGTCCTCTTCGCTGCCGGACCCAGACATGAAATTGAATAATTCCTTCACCGCAGTTGCAATAGATACCAGGGTTGAACCCTGTTTTCCGCTTGGATTGTTGATCTCTTGCCGGTCAGTGTCGTACAACTCCTTCAACATTTCCTTGTCGGGCTTGATTTTGTCGGCCTTGTCCGGGTACTTCTCCCGCAACTTGCGTACCGATTCCGCATAGAAATGAGCAACAGCATCTTGTTTGTGTAGATTACGTGATTCCGCCATATTGACGGGATACCATCCAAAATGGAAAGGGTCGATGGTCATTGCCTCGACATCACCCAACCCATATTCGAGTTCTTCGCTGAATGTCACCTTCTCAATCGCAGGCCCGTACTGTTCGCCATTTAGACATGAGCTTTCAAGAACGTCTTGCTGCTCCGTCTCATTCCACCAATGTTCAGTTGCCCTTTGGAGATCCATGACGCCGCTTTTCATGTTCTCGTCAAGTTGTCCGCCAGCAGCGATATTGAACGTGGGGTTATTGTCCGTCATGATGTTGACCGTACGCTGGATATGGGTAAAAAGTAGATTAGCTGTGGCCAAGGGTACGCCTTGCGGGCTCTGCGCTTTCCAATGCTGGTTGCGGCGGAGCTGGTAGTTTCGGTACCATCGGTCGTGCAGTCCCAAGCGTACCTTATTGCCGATAATCTTGGCCAGAATAGCCATACAGACGGTCCCGACTTTGGGATCGCCCTCTGGGGGTACGAGACTATACGGCTTGGTTTCAGCTTTATCGGCCATTTACTTTGCCCTATGCGCCATCTTTTGGTGACGCTTCATGTTGAGCTCGTTCTCGAATCCTTTTCCGCACTCCGGACAGGGGGTTTCCGCTTTCCCTTCGCCGGGCTGATCATCTTCCGGTTCCCTCTGCTCTTCTTCGGCTTTGCCATTGCCGCTCTCCTGTTTGATGGTTTCCCTTGCAATACGCTCCGCGTCTTCGTCGGATACCTGGATCATCCTGTCCGCTATACTATCCCTGCCTACTTCCGTGTTTGCCCTTGGGTCGATGTATGCCTGACCGCCATCCCGCGGGAGTACGACAATGCCCTCATCTGTAAGCACCTGGTTGTCTGCGACCATGGGCCGGTGCATGCGACCATAGGGGCAGCGGAAGTTTTCCCAATCAAGTGAGGCATCGAAGGGGGGCGGCATTCCGTGGACGGGGTCCAAGGTGGTAAACATGGCGCCGCTCATAGGATAGCGGAGATCCCGAAGGTGGGTGTCGCCGATTTCCTCGGCGCATATCTGGCAAATTACTTTCACGCATCCTCCTTCAATGGTAAAAATATCCTTGCGATCTGTCTTTTAAGGATTTCGTCTCTTACTATCTCGTACTTGTCCCGGAAATACCCTCCATCCAACCACATGCCACAACCAGGCTCCCGTGTTTGCTCGTCCTTGGTCACATCCCTAAAGCAATGTACATGATCGAAATTAATCATTTCTTCGCGCCCGCTGCCGTTCCGCGTAAGCTCCAAGAAACCCTTGCTCATTTGTCCTCCACTGTTGACACGTTCTGGGGCCTGCCGTGCATCGGCTCGTAATAGACATCTTCCTCAATCCCTGCCTTGCCTGCCGATTTCGGCGTAACGATCGCCTCCATGGGTTTGCCTGCCGTCATTCTGCCAAGTCGAAAGCCAATCAGGATCATGAACAGGGTCCAGACAACTGCCAAAAACAGGGACACCACAGAGAAGATAATGAAATCTCCCATCAGTTTTGCCCTCCCATTTTCAGGACATTAGGCGGCATGGTTCGCGCCATAACCAAGCCGGAAACATTCTCCCGGTATGCATCCAGAATGCCCTGATCCTTACAGAAATAACTGAAACCAGGATTAACGTTCATGCTGTCCGGATCTCCGACGATCTTGCTGATAAGGATCTGGACTTGCCCGTTTCCCGCCGGTTGGATGATCATGAGCCGCGGGTTCTTTAGGAGATTGCCCATTTGCAGTTCTCCGATCAGCATCATCTGGTCCACTCTTACGATCTGAATTACGCTCTCACCTGCCATCAAGGTCACTGTACGCTCCTTCCCTCTGTTGATGATTCCAAAATGATTGATCTTTCACGGCCATGATCGCCGCATACTGTTCAAAGCTGTCATGCTTTGGCTTTTCTAGGCTGTCGATCCGGATATCGGACTGGAGCAATGCCGGCCTGTCTTCCCTCATTGCGATCGGCCTGGCCATGAAAATCAGGGCCGCCTCGTCGTAAATATGATCTTCGCAACTCGTATCGACATCCTCGATGTCGATCTCGTCCATGGTGATGTAGGGGATGGTCCGAATAAACTGGAGGCAATTCTCGTAGACCTGTAGCATAGGTATGCCGATCTTCTTACCGTTCTCGTCCATCGGGACAGCCAAGCGCTCCCGAAACTGCCTGATTTTCAGCTTACGGTTGGGATCTCCCGGGATCATGTAGATTTGCTTGCCGGAGAACACTTCCGCCGTGCTTGGACCCTGGCCACCGCCCTTATAATCGGGCTTCTTACTGAAACAATCCGGGTTCGTGATGCGGATTATCGGCCTGCCCCATATCCCCATGGCCTTTTCCCTGGCGATAATTCCGTCAGCTATCTGTGAGTCGGAAAGCCTTAATCCTACGTCGGGCTGCTTGCCGTCCCAGCCATACCACTCGGCAAAGCGGTAGACGCGGCCGTACAGATCCACCCACCACCACCCCCAGGAGAACGGCGCACCGAATCCCCAATCGAAGGTTGAGTATATCTGTGCGTTCTGAGGGATAGGCATGGGTTTAATGACGTGATCCGTCCGGGTGAAACTGAAGGCCTGGCCGACGAAGATCTCCCAATTACCGTCAAGCCATGCCGCCCTAAGCGCAGGATCTTTGATGGACATGAGGCGACGGACATACATGGGGTCGTTGAGGGCAAGGGCGGGATTATCGGCTAACGATGATTCGATGAAGATGGAGGTTTCCCCGGTGTCGGGATCTCGCATGATCGTCCCGGGCGGGGCGGGGTCGATGAACGTGGACTTGATTGTTGCCGCGCCGGCGCCACCCGGATTCCCTGTGAGGAACATATGGCAGGGTACGCCATAGGCAGAACGCAAACAGCCCTTGAGTTTATCAAGAGCTCTGGCTATGAAGGGAAGGTTTGGGGCCTCATCAATTCCGATTTCCGTATACTGGTGGCCCTGGTAATCGTCTAATAGCTCGGGGCGTGTGACGGCGCATAGCTTGAACTGGCATGAACCGCCAAACCGGACCGTGTTGGTCTGGTTGTCTCCGCCGATCCTCTCCGCCGGCAATCCTTCGGCGATCAGCTTATCTATTCTGAGTCTGATTTCAGCAAGGTCCTTGTATTTCTTCCGGATAACGAGCCCGTTCCAGTTGTTACCGTGCTTCTCGACGCCGCGGATCTGGCGACCGATCAGGCAATCAGACTTCCCACCGCCGCGCTTGCCGCCGTAGAAGATGATATCCGCCGGGCATGTTGCCGCGGCTGCCTGTGGTCCTGGTTGTGGAGCCCAAATACTACCCATCTTTGTTCTCCCTTGCTTCCTTGGCTGCCTTAACCCAGGCTTCCCACTCTTCCAGGTTCTTCGGTTCGGGAGGGAAATTGGTTATTTGCATTTCTACCGGTCCGCCGCCTGGTCCTGTCATCACGTTCTTGTTGGTCTTAACCCCATGCAAATCAAAGGCTTCCTTTATCGCTGACAGCTTGTCGTAAAGCTCAAATTCGGTTGTGGTCTCAATAATCGCCGGACCATCGCCATTAGGAATGCATCGCTTTTTGGTCTTGATTTTCTTGATGGCTTTTGTTTTTTTTTTAATTCCTCAAGGTTGAGCATGGTGGCGTTGCCGTCATCATCCACGCTGAAGAAGTCCTTGAGATCAGAAAACGCCATAATAGATAGTTCTTTCGACAGCTTGCAGACAGTAAGTCCCGCCTTGTTGAGGATCCTTGCGGTCTCGGTTTCGACCTTCTTGATCAGCTCTAAATTTTCTTCAAGAGTTAGTAATGACATGGGTGCATGATTTCACATATTAATCGGCTTGGGTAGATGGCAAAGGGATGGCAAAGGGATGGCAAAGGGATGGCAATTCCTTTTCTTCGGCCTTTTCTGCCTGCATTATTTTCAAACTCAGCACCTCGCTTTTAATGAGAAATGGCCTCCCCGCGGAGTCATGACGCAAGTTAATCGCTCCCTGTTTTTTCCATCTGGCCACCGTCCTCCATGCCGTAGCTCTGTTAGACCTAAGAAAACCCAATGCAAACAAATAGTTAATGATCTCCTTGCGTCCAACATGCCATTCCTCGGTCATTCCTCACCCCTTTCCCTTGCTTGTCTTCTCCCTGGCCTCTTCCTGTAATTTCAACAGCTTGTGATAGTGTTCGCATTCTTCCAAGGGCGTGACCTTGGATTCTCATTCGTCGTTCCCCCTTTCTTGACTGCCGCCTTCCCTGCTTCCTCCCCCGATCGTAGTCCATCCGTTGTGATCGACCACACCTGCGGGATTGCCCAGGTCTTTCAGCTCGGTTGTTCCCTCGGCTGCCTTGTAGAGCGTATTACCGTCCAGGATCATTGTTGGCTGGCTGAAATCTCTCAGCGTCGTTCCTGGATGCGTCTGGTAGATAACTCTATCGCCTGCAAATACTGTCGCCGGTAATAAGATCATCAATAAAACCAGTAGCTTTTTCATGTGCGTGCTCCTTCCTGCTTTGGTGGATCAAAGTCTGAAAAGTTTATGTCCTCGTCCGCCTGCCCTCTTATCAGCTTGGCCAAATCCTCCGCTTCTTCCGGTACCTTTGCACAGTAGATGCAACCGCCTCCGTCCAGGTCTGCTTTTTGGATCTCTTTCCGGCAGCGAGGGCAGATAGCCCAGATGTTGGGAAGTCCGCTTCCCGTTCCGGCGGCGATTCCATTACCGTTTCCGCCGGATGATTTATTTTTCAGCGGGTAAACATCCTGCCAGGAGTTTCTTGTCGCTTGGTTCAAGACTTCGATAGGATCATGTCCGTGGGTAGCCTTTATTTTTTCCAGTTCAGCGAAGATGAGATTTATCGCATTATCGGTCAGAGGCTTCTTGATTTTCTTTCTCATCTCAACGAATGAGTTCCAGGCTTTTTTCATCTCTGGGGTTTCTGTAATCATTAATTCCTGTGACACTCTATTATTTACTTTTCTTTTATTTACTTTACTTTGCGGATTAATGTCATCATTAACGACGGTCGGGGGTAGTTGATCGGGATTAATGTTGTCGTTAATCCCACTAAGCGGGGTTTCTGTATGCAATAACTCGGGCCGAGCGGGAATAATGACTTTCCTTCTTGCGTATGCGTCGGCGATTGAATCGACAAAAGTTTGCATCCACAGCCTTTTCTCTTTCCATAAGTCAGGATCTAATATCTTCATGGAGATCAATTTTTCGATGATTGCCATCACAGTTTCTTCCTCGGTGCTCATTTTTGAGAGCAGGTATTCCCAATTTTCAACAGTCGAACAATCGTAACAATGCCCCTCGGTTTTGGCCAGGAGCTCCTGTATTTTATAGAACACGGCATAGCCATCATTATGGAAATGATTCTCCAAAATGAAAAGCACCTTTCCGTGGTCGCAATAATGAGGGAAATAGTCTACTTCTTGCTTTCGTGGCCGTGCCATTTTTTCCTCCTAAAAACTTGCCAATGCCTCTTCGATTTCTACGTTCACCCCAGGTGTTTCCCCGTACTTTTTATCGGCCACAACCTCACAAACCTGGCTGTCGTCCTTCCAGGCTACCCCGGTCAGCGCATCCTTGACACATCGGATTAACTTGTCCAGGTCCGGCTTGGATGTGTGATAGCTGGGCACGAAACGCTTTAACGTGGCCGCGTTCTTGCCGGTCCCGTAGTGCGATTTTGGGCGCGGCATGACGAATGCCAGCCTGATCTGGATTGCGGCCGGCGACAAACAGCACCCGGCCTCCTGGGCGCAATAGCTGATCATCGAGGCCCATGGTTTCTGTTTGTCCCTATTGTCCTGCATGGTTACGATCTTGTGGGCTGTTTTGTGGTAAAACGCTTTCGCTGATCCCTTGGGAACGGGAACTCCTGGTACAAAAAAAGTTATCATCTCGTCTCATGTACCCCACTGAATACGGCGCCAGGACATCAGCGGCAAAAGCTCTGCCCTCCACCATTGGTTGACAGCGCTCGCAATAGATCCATGGCCTGATTGCCGGTTTGTATCCCATCATTACCTGATGGATGATTTTACACATCGGGCACTTGCAGTCTCGCAGCTCTTCTTTCCTGCTGCCGCGATGGTGGACCGCGGGTGGCTTATGGCTGATGTCCCTGGTCGTCCGCTTCCGCAACTCCCTTACATTCTCCTGATAATCACGGCACTTGGCGGCATGTTCGTGGTAGTACGCCTTTGAGCTCTGGTGATGGTTGATCTTTGAGCACGCAGGCGAGCAACACTTCTGCTGTGGAGCCGTGGGCAGGTATTCCTTTTTGCATTCTTCGATGATGCAGATCCTGGGTATGTCAGTGTGAAAACTCATATCCTCTTGTCCTCCCATTCTGCCTGGCGCTTGCGATGCTGGGCCACGACCCCACGGAATTGATTAAGCAGGTTCTTTCCGTGCGCCATGCTGCATTCTTTTGTTTTATTGAGGTGATCTGGCACGTCCTTGACTGATTTATTGCAATACGGGCATTTCATAATTTTCCCTCCTTAATCTTTAGGACATGTAGAAAAGGGCCACCACGAGGATCATGAGCGAGCACCCAACAAAAATACCGCTTAAAAACGCTGCGATCATCGCGACTTCTCCTTTCATGCCCACCTAACCTGGACAGGCACCGCCTTAGTCGCCACCCTTGGCCGGCCGGTTCCTCGTATGTTTGCCATCGGATACGTGCCCTCGATGTGGCGAAGGACAGCCTCCAGTTCCTTGTACGTCATATCGCGCCTGGGCTTGCCAAAATAGGCGTAAATTTCTGAGTTTAACCGCTTAGGGTTAAAGCGATTGTTGAACGAATAGATTCTTATATGGTGCTCGATCCGGCGCAGGATCTCCTGCTCCTGTTCGTGGGGGGTCCTGAAGTCGAGGTCATAGCCGCCGTCCAGGATGATTTGATGGCTGTCCGTCATGGATGACGAGAGGGGTTTTATTCCACCGGGGGATGGTTGCAGCCTGAACTCACCACCGCCTTTCCCTTCCGATCTTCTTTCTTCCCTTCCATGGGCCTGCTCGTCCAGGACGGCGACCTGTTCCGCTTCGATGCTTTTGACGATCTCTCTAAAAAGGGGATCTGCCGGCGCGAATATGTGGCCCATTTGTCCCTCGTATGGACCGGCCGCCTTGTCGATGCGGTTTGACCTGGCCACGCATTGTTCAATCCACGGAATCGACCGCACCCGGGTCAAACAAACAATGTGCGATATGGCGTCAACCGACATCCCTTCGTAAGCCATCGCCACCGTGACGAGTACGTCAAGCCGATCCTGCTTTAGGGCGCTGATCGCTTTCAGGGCCGCGTCCGAGTCTGAACTCGTGGCGATGTCCATTCGTGCGCCCGCGCCCATTTCCCGCAGCCGTGCCATGTGTTTTTGAGCGTGCGCGATATCCGAACAGACGACCAGGCATTTCGCGTGACGTACAGCCTTCCGGTGTTCCTGCCAATGAGACAGCCCGGCGTTCATAAGCTCGTCGGCAAATTCCGTTTTAAGGGCCGTGTAGATCGCCTTGGAGGCGTCCGCCTCGTTCATCCTGTCCAGGCTCGGAACATTTCTTTCCTTGCCCGCATCCTCCATCCATGATGCCTTACCGTCATGCAAATGGAAAGATAAGGGTATGATCGCCTTTTCCTTGAGGGCGTCACGCCGGGTGTACCTGATGACCGCCGTATCGTCTGTCTCACGGAGATCCGGGACCAGGCCGCAGCCGTTCATGCGATAAGGAAGGAAGGCGATCCTTTCACCGTCTCCCCTTCGGCAAGTACCTGTCATGGGGATTCTGAACGCTGCCGCTTCCCATAGTGGAGCTATTTTCTGGTGCCACAGGGAATCAAGGGCGATATGGTGGGCCTCATCGAGCACTAGGATGTAACGGTGTCGTTTAAACTCGTCCAGGAGGATGCCTTCATCCATCCCGGCGGCGGCATAAGTGGTGCAAGCGCCCTGCAAATTGCGAGTAGGGTTGACCTCATTGGTGGACGATCTGATTTTAGCCGTGACACCCAGCTCCTTGCGCCACAAAGGATTGATGAATTCCCGCTCTCCCTGGTCAAGCAACGAGAGGCGGGGAGCAATCCAGAGGATCTTATCTGACTTCCCGGCGTCGATCAGTTTTGAGGCAAGGAGAGGCAGGAGGCTTTTGCCTGCGCCTGGGGTCACATCACACCATATTGTCTTGATAGGTGAACCGGCCATAATTCCCTCAACTATATCTTTGAGTTCTGTTTGGTGCTTCCTAAGCATCTTCCTATCCTTTCAAAGAGACACGCGACGACCGGGCGAAGGGAGGCAGCCCTGGCGAGGCTTCCCGGTCGCCAACGTGTCAATATTCCATATCGTTCGCCGAAGGCACATACACCCCAAGGCTCTCGGCTGCCCACCTGACTACCCGGTTGACATACTGTGTAAACTCGTCTGTGCTCAGTTTCGCGGTGCTGTGTACCTTCATGAGCCCGTGATCATCTTCGCGCCTGTCGGATAAAAAGCGGATCTTGAGGGCTTCGTGAAGCTCTTCTGGTTCATATCCACAATGGTTCGCCAGGATCTTGACCACCACGCCGAAGTAATACTTGTTTTGGCCGTCCGACCTCTTAGACCTCTTTTTCCTCAAAACCAGCTCCACCCGCTTACCTTCGAGACCTGCCATATAGACAAGATAGCGCTCGGGATTATCGAGGGTCAGGCAGCCTTTCGTTATGGAGCCGTGGAAGATGGGCGTGGTCATTGCAGCGCCTCCATCAGTTGCCTACCTATCCATTCCGTGTATGCCGGCGGGATCGCTTGCGAGAGTTCACTGCCCGTCATCCAATCTATCCCCATTGCCTCAGCTCGTTTTTCGGAATTCCGATAATCAATTGATGTCTATCCCGCCCTTGCGGAACGTCAAAATATGGTCTGCGTAGCCAAGACACTCCTTGGTATGGCTGATAAAATAGAGACTTCCAAACTCCCCGGCCTTCATGAACGACCGATACAGTTCCATGAAAGACTTCGCCCGCTCAACGTCCAGGGCTCCGGTTTCCTCGTCTCCAAATGCCGCGTCGAATCTCCGCCCGCTTTTATGCTTTGATAAAATCGTCAAGGACAGCCGCAGCGCCTTGAGCATCCATACCCGCTCTCCCCCGCTGTAATCCTCCAAAAGCTCTTCTTCCCCGTTCTCCCGGATTACCCACACCCTGAAAACTTCTTTCCCGTCCTCGTCCTGTGTCTGGATGCGAATAGAGAAGCAGGGGCCGAAACTGTCAGATAGGAGTTTGTTCGCCTCAAACTGGATATGTGGGCATACACCATCGATCTCAAGCGCCTGGAGTCCTGTTTTCGAGCAAGCGTTTCTGAGGTAAGTCCACTCCGATGCCTCCCCGGTCAGCCTGCCCTTCTCCGCTTCCGCCGTGGCCACTTCCTTTTCTACTTCCTCGATTGCCCTCAGTTCTGCCTGGATACCGGCCAGCCTCCCTTTCTTGGCGGTGATTTCCTCTCCCCATGTTGTCAGTTCCTTTTCTTTTGTGGCGATATCCGCCTGGATCTGCTTAAGGGATTGCTCCGCCGTGGTGTCGATAAGGGTAAGGATCTCGGCAAGGCAGGTCTTTTTCTCTTCGATCTGCCATTGCTTATCCCGCTGCTTCTTCGTCCATGCGATCCTGGCAACCTGTCCTTTGTCGATATTGTTTGATAGCTGAAGGTTAAGATCGTCGTGCCGGGAGGCTGCTACAAGGATTTCGGGCAGACGTGCCGCCAGTTCTTCGCGGCATTTCAAGTCAAAGCGGAGCCGGGCCAGGTGTTTGCGAGCATCCGAAAGCGTGCCCTCAAAGAATTGGATGCGCTCCCTTGTCCCCGTGATAAATCCGGCGTTCCCCGCCAAGGCGGCGTCAATATTCTTGATAAGTACGGATACTTCGGCTTCCCTGCTGGCGTATGTCCCCCTCTTTAGCTCGATATCCGCAGTGAGTTCCCGGATTGCCTTCTCGACGCCGTATCTTTTGGAGTCCAGGTCAATTTCGATTCCCTGCCGTTCCCGTTCCAGCTCCGGCAATAGCTTTGCGGCGCCGAGAGCCCCGACGATAAAGGAGCAGGTCGTGGAGACACACGCCGGATCTTTGAGGTCCAGATCCTTCATCTTGTCTTTGGCTTGCCGAATCTTTCCTTCGGCGAGGGTTAGCTCCACCGAATTTTGCAGATTATACAGGTCGGCATTGCACTTCTTCAGCATGTGCTCGTATTCGGTTATCTTCTTGCCGATCTCCTGTAATTCTTCGTCTCTGGCAAGTTCTGCCCTCTGCTGCCCCAGGTCTTTCCTTTTCAGTTCCAGTCCGGTCAGCTCTTCCTTCTTCGTAGCCAGATCCGCGGCTATCGTTTCGAGTTTGGCGGCTATCGTTTCAATTTCTGCCCGGATTGTTTCACATTCACCCGCTGCCGTCTCAATCTGATCCCGTTCCGCCAGGACCTTTACGCACTTGTCCAGCTCCGCCTTGGTCTCCGCGTAGGCCTTCCGCAGTTCCAACAGTTCCTTTTCTTCCTGGAATTTCAGCTCGTTTAATTCACCCGTAAGGTTAATAATATTCGCTTCGATGTCTGCTTTACGCTGTAAATGGAGGGCGTTCTTTTGGATGATCTCCTTGACGTCTTCAGCGTCCTGCTTTCCTTCGGCTATCTGACAGGCAATAGAAGCGGCCTGCATTT